GAACAAGACGCATATGATTCTGTGTTGAATCAACTAGACGAAGAGAAGAATGCGATCATTGATCAGTTCTTCTCCTTATTGCCGCCGGAGTACCAACAGTTCAATGGCGAGTTTGGTGTTGTCTGCAACGAATGGAAAGCTAAACTTACATGGCAATACATCAAGACCGAAATTGTCAAGTTCTGCACCAATGCTTTACACGGAGCCTTCGGTGCACTAATTGGCAAGTTCAAAGAGATATGGGATGCGTTAGGTCTACCTTCGTTAATTGATTTATTGAACTTTGACGTTGAGTCATTTATCAAGGCACAAATTGAGATCGCTAAACAGAAAGCAGAACAGTTTAAGACGGACGCTATCGCTGAAGTAGAACAGGTGCAGTCGGACATAGAGAATATGGACCAACTGATTCAACAAGAGATTGACGACCTAGAAGCTGACGTAGACAACTTAAAGAAGGAGTTTGAACAGGAACTTAAAAACGCCGAGGATAGAATAAAGAACTTTGATTTGCAGGCAGAGGCATACAGTATGGTCATTGATCACCTTGAAGGTGTGTCATTATTTGGCATGTCTTTGCTTGATATTATAGGTGGCGAAATAGAAGAGACAGTAAAGACAGCAGAGAAAGACATTGACAACTTGATCAAGGCTGCACGTGACTTTGCTGCGAACTGGGAGAAGGAACTGTTCAACATATGGTTGAAGAAGATTAAGAAGTTCCTTGATGCAATTGGTTTAGGAAAGTTAATGGACTTACTCACTTTGACACTTTGTGATGTTTTACCGTTGATTGGCATACCAACTTCATTTGATGTAGAACTTCCTGTATAAATACAAAGAAAAGAGTTTAATGTAATGCCAAACGTATTTTCAGTACAAGATGGAAATCTGCAGAATAAACCGATCACGGTATCTATTGACCGTGAGTATTCGGATATTGATTGCACTTTCGTGGTTAAGCCTACAACCAAAGACATCTATAAAAAAACAAGTGCATCAGCAGTACGTCAGTCTGTTAAAAATCTTCTTTTGACTGAACGCGGGTCTGTTCCATTTAGACCAGAATTTGGCGGTGGTTTAGAAAGTTTGTTGTTTTCATTGTCTACCGAATTTTCAGAAGAAGAACTTGAAGATACTATAAGAAGAACTATTAATAATTATGAACCTCGTGCAAAAGTTCGTGAAGTCAATGCAACATTTAACGAGAACAATTACACTTTAAGCATACAGTTGATATTTGCGGTCGTTAATACTCCAAAAGTCGTCACTATGAATTTAACTATTTCAAGGTCAAGATAATGACAATCAATACATCTAAACTAGATTTTAATGATATTAAGTCTAAACTAAAAACTCATTTGAGATCAAATTCTGAGTTTGAGGATTATGATTTTAATGCGAGTGGACTGTCTAATATTTTAGATGTACTTGCTTATAATACACACATTAATGCAATTACAGCTAACCTTGCAATCAACGAATCTTTTTTAACCACTTCTCAAATAAGACAGTCTGTTATTTCTCATGCCGAGGCATTAGGATATTCTGTAAAGTCACGCACCTCTGCCCGAGCAACAATAAATGTTGAGATAACAATTCCAAACTCACCATCAACTTTTAGTTTATTGAGAGGAACTGAATTCCTAACATTTATTGATGATGTTGGATATACCTTCTATACATTAGAATCTAGAACAGCTAGTATTAAAGACGGCAAGTTTACATTTGAAGATTTACACATTGCTGAAGGAAAAATGAACACGCGTACTTTCGCGGCAAATAATTCAGTAGATGTGAGTTATGTTATAATGGACGAAAAAATAGATACGTCCACTTTATCTGTAAATGTACGCGATAACTCAACCTCAACCACTTCGTCCGCATATCAAGATTTACAGACTGTCGTCACTATTAATGATGATTCTAAAGTCTATATGGTGAATGAAACGCCTAATGGATATTATGATATATTATTCAGTGATGGTAATATCTTAGGCAAAAGACCTATTCAGGGTAATATGATTGATGTTTCGTATGTATCCACTAAAGGTGCGGCCGGAAATGGTGCGAAGACATTTACTTTAAATGACTTTGGTGAACTTGGATATACGGTTAAGGTTGATACCGTAAGTTTTTCTGCAGGAGGTTCTGGTAAAGAAAGCATTTCTTCTATTAAGATGAATGCTCCTCGTGCATATACTGCACAAAATCGTCTTGTTACTGCTGATGACTATCAAGCTCTTATTCAAGCAAAGTATTCTTCCTACATTCGTGATGTTGTTGCTTGGGGCGGTAATGATAACACTCCCCCAGAGTATGGTAAAGTTTTCGTTAGTCTTAATTTTATTGATGATGTAGATGAAAATGTTATTGAAAATGAACAAACAAAAATACGACAAGAACTGACTTCTAACTTATCAATCATGTCGATTGATTTGGAATTTATAAAACCACAAAAAACCTATCTAGAAATAAACACAACATTCAATTTAGATGCCCTAAAGGTAACTAAATCACAAAGTTTAGAGACAGATGTTAAGGCATTAATTAATACTTATGTGCGATCGGAGATGTCAACTTTTAACGCTATCTTCCGTCGTTCAAATCTACTAACAGAGATTGATAACCTATCACCTGCGATTCTAAACTCGCGCATGGATGTACGAGTACAACAAAGAATTCCTGTCGCAGAAATGTTAACCGAACTGAACGAGAAGAGACAAAACGAACAGTTGGAGATCGTCGATAAAATAGAACAGGACTTTAAAGTGAAATTCCCTGTTTTCTTATCGAATCCAGACAAAGATGACCATGTTATCACTTCGTCTGTTTTTAAATCAAACGGACATAACGTTATCATCAAGAACAAACTTGGTTCTACTAAGCTGCAGTTGTTGGATATGGATAATGTGGTTAGAGTAGATAATATCGGATATTACGAACCCGCAAAGGGGACGGTGTTTTTATCTGCACTCACTGTAGATGAAAATAGTTACGTCGATGGGGTTATCAAGATAAGTGGCACTCCAGCGAATCAAAGTACAATATCGCCTTTGAGAAATTATATTCTGACGATCGATGAGGACTTATCGACAACTTATTCCAACGTAGATACGGGTGTAGTAAAGGTTGATTTGTAATGTCAGATTTAAGAATAGATCCTAAATTTCACCAATCAAAAGTATCTCAAGTACTGCCTCCGTTTTTTCAGGAAGAGTATCCGTTGTTTGTTTCTTTTCTAGAAACATATTATGATTTTGAGAAAGAGGAATCCGTAGATCATATAATCAAAAACTTGATTGATATACGTAATATCTCAACTACCGATTTAGAATATTTGGATTTGTTGTTAGGAGAAATCAGCGATGGTTTAGATACCGATTCGTTTGATCAGAATGTAAATGCAGACCCAAGATTTATGACGCGCCTTCTATCAAGGTTCTATAGATCCAAAGGCACACAACTATCTGCAGAACAATTTTTCAAAGCCTTCTATGGTGTGGACATTGAAGTTACATATCCAAAGAAGAACATTTTTAAGCTAAACGATAAACCAAACGGGTCTCTGATTGGACCAAGTTCGTTGAAATATATTCAAGACGACAAACGATATCAGATCTTTTCGGTTCTTTTAAAAACACCTTTATCGTTCTCTGATTACGAAGCGATGTACAAAAAGATGGTACACCCTGCAGGTTTCTACCTGGCGGGTGAGACAGAGACTCAAGGGTTTGGTGACCTAAATATGATGGCGGGTCAGACGACTGATCCATTAGAAACACCTAACTATCCTGTCGTACTCGAAACAACTCAGTCAGGCAGTCTCGCGCCGACGTACTCTCTGCTTACTATGGAAGAGAACGATCCGGTAGATGCGCGTACACAATCGCAGAAAGACGCTGGTACAGGTATTATCGTTAGTTCGCTTGAGACCCTTGATAAGTACGAAACAATTACATTGCAACAAATATCAGATGACTTTACTACAGTCGCGAATTGGTCCGGAGTTAAACCACCGACATTAGATGATGATA